TATGATCGTTAATTGTAATTAAACCACCATTGTGACTACCATTACCACCATTAACAGTAGTAACAGTCATCGTGTAAGATAAATGTAAACGACCTTGCTCAGACCAAACAACTTGATCAGCAGACATCGCTTCTTCAGCTCCAACTTGAGATAAGAAACCCGAAATAGTTCGTGGTCCGAATACTTCAGCTTCTTTTTCCATTAGATCTGGTAAATATTGCTGCGCCCAACCTTGTCCAGCTGTCGCAGTAAAGTCAAAGTAGTTTGTTGATAGCGCTTGCTGTCTGTGAGCAGGAGTACTATTTAACAAACCACCAGGATTTGAAATTGCCATAATTTTTAAATTTTAAATTGTTATTATTTTCTTGTTTTAATTCTAAACTTATAATCAGGACCATCATTATCAAGAGCTCTTACTTTAAACCCACTAGTGTTCACGTTCTCGACGTGAGATTGTCTAGGATCCATGTCAACATTTTTAGACTTAGCAATGCTTTCTTTTAATGCGTCAGCTCTACCTTGCTCATAAAAATGGTTGGCAACTTGATCAGGGTTCATAGCTGTAAAAAGCCCTTTGTGGTAACCTTCGGCGTCATTCATTGTGTTATCTTCGTTAAGAAACTTTCCTACAAAGTTATTAATGTCAGTTTGCGTCGTTTTAACCTTTTCAACATCTTTCACATTATATCTAAACTTTTTGTCTCCAACTTTGTATTCAAAACCTTTGAACTCATTGTTAAAAACATTGTCAGATTTTTTTAAAAAGATTTGTTGCATTTTTTTATTTGACTCTGATTGTTCGTTGTATTGATTGAAGAAATTAATAGCTTCTTGCTGCTCAGCAGTGAGCTTTGATCCGCTTTTAATATCTTCATAGTATTTGGATTTTACACTTTCCAAGTGTTGCTTTGCAGAAGCAACTTGCTCCTTCATCGCTAATTTTTTTCTTTTTATTTCTTTTTCAGTATTATCTTCTTCGTCATAAGCAAACTGATCTTCCATTATAAAATCTATTTCTTCACTTGAAAGATGTGGCTTTGTTTGTTTATAATACTCATATAATAAAGTTTGATTATCCATGTCAGAATAATCTTGGTTTATTTTAACATAATCGTTTATATCACCACCTGTATCTTCCATAAAGTTTAATAACTTTTGTATGTTCTCAGGTAGTTCTTGACCAGTAGCCTCTGCTTTTTCAATAGCATCAACAACGGCTTCTTCTACTTTTTCAACCTCTTGTTTTTTATCTTCAACAGTTATTTCTTCTACAACAGGCGTTTCTTGTGTTTCGACTTTCGGTTGTACTTCCTCTTGTTTTTGTACGGGCTCGGCATTTTCAGACTCCGCAACCACTCCTCCGTCGTCAGTATTATCTTTTGTAACCTCTTCCTTGGTTTCACTTGTTTCTTCTGTTTTTATTGGTTTATCTAAATTGACTTTAGTTATTGTTGGTTCGCTTGCTATCTCAGAAACTTGCTTCATTTTAGTTTTAACCTTAGTAACGTTGTCTTTTGTTTCGTTACCATCTGGCTGCTTTGTTTCTTTTGTTTTTACTTTTAGTTTACCAGTAGAATTGTCTACTACTGGTTCTTCTTTTTGATTTTTTGCCATAATATAATATAATAATAGTTAATAATTTTATCTAGGACCAAACTGTGACATATCACCTATGCCCTCACCTCCTAATATATCATTACCTGCAGATTCAAAGTTTTTAGGTGGTTTGTTGTTTTTTCTTTGGTCTATAAGCTCACTTTGTTGTGTAGCTTGTATTTTTGTTCTTTTATCTTTTCTGTCTTCTTTTTCTTTAACACCAGCGGCTTTTTTATCTTGCTCTATGCCTTGTAGCTGCATGTTATATTGAAACTCTTGTTCCATTAACATTTTCTTTATTTCAGCTTCTTGATATAACTTTTGTATTTCCATATTTGTTTTAGCTTGCTCTATAGATATTGTTGTTTGAGCTAAGCTTTGTTGCTTTTGAACTTCAGCTTGAGCAGCAGCTTGTTGTTGTTGTGCGTTTGCTTGTGCTTGAGCTTGCATATTTTCTTGCTGCATTGATTGATCACGCTGTATCTTTTTTCTTCGTTTAATTTTTAAAAGTTGATTAGCAAGTTTAACGTTTTTAATATCTCTTAAATCAATAGCATCTTCTAGCTCAATTTGTTGTTGTCCTAAAGCAACTTGTATATTACTTTCAAGTAAAGCTTTTTCTTCTTCATCTGGTGCTAGCTCTATAAACACACCAAAATCATACAAATGTAACTGTCCCATTTCCTGTAACGTTGCAACATTGTGAGAACCCACTTTTTGTATAAAAGCTTCTCTTGTTGGAGAATATTCTATAATATCTGATATTCTAAGTGATAAGCACTCAGCTATTTCTTGAGTTAAAAATAAACCACCTTTTAATATATGTCTTGTAGCAGTGTTTGAGTTAGCAGCAGCTAGTTTTTGAACACCAACTAAAGTTCTTTCATCTGGCATACTACCATCTCTAGCTTCGTTTAAACCGGTTGTATCTCTAATCATTTGTAAGTAATAATTATAATTACCTATAAGTGCTTGCATTTTATTACCACCACTACCACTTGTTATTTCTTGTATAGGCACTTTACCTGGGTTCATATCACCCTCACTTGTAAAAGATCTACCAATAACACTACCTGTTTGAAAGAACATGTTTAAAGCCTCTTGTGGATTGTAATTAGTACCGTTGCCTAAGTCAACTTCAGCTAAACCATCAGCATCTAAGTAAACACCATCTGGTACCATACGTGACATTACTTGTTGTAGCTTTAAATGTGTTAACTGTATCATATCAGCAAAACCAGTAATTCTACTAACTAAACTTTCTATTCTACCTTCGTACATTCTAGGTGCTACAATAGCGTAGTTCATTTTTACTTTACTATAATCACTTTTTGGACGCATCATATTTTTAGCCATACCCCATGTAAGCAATTTTTTAGTACCCAATACTAAAGCTCCATCGTATAAAACTTCTACTTTTCTAGCCTCCATTGAAAAGTTTTGGTTTTCTTGTGGTTTAAAAGTATCGTCTTTTTTTATTGCTTTGTCAGCACCAGTAGCTGTTTGTTTCATTTTGTAAACCTCACTCATGTAAGATTTGTAGTTAAAGTATAATATTTTTACTTTATTGTTATCATCTTTTGAATACTCTCTATATTTTCTTTCGTTGTATTTACCGCTATTTTGATTGTTGTAATCCATTATTTCTTTTAGATCTTTTTGCTCTAAATGCGGAAACTGTTTTACAAGTTCATTAATAGGTATTTCTTTAACTTCACCAACATAATATATGTCATCAAAATAAGGTGACTCAGTGTAAGAATAAACTAAATTTTCAGGATCAACATAATCAATAACAACACCTTCAGATGTATTAAAAGAGGTTTTTACACAACCTATACCTATAACAGTAAGATCATAATAAAACCTCTTCATAACAAGATCATATCTGTTACCTTCCATTAGAGTTTTTATAGCTTGTTCTTCTGCTATTTCTACAGCTTGCTTATAGTTAAGCTGCATATGTAAATCTAATTCTTCTTGTGAGTCTGGTAATAATTGTGGATTTTGATTAAATAAGTTCATACCAAAATTATCTTGTACAAACTTTTTTAAATCTCTAGTTCTCATATCCTCCATTATACTATCCATATATTGTGTTCTTTTACTAACACCAAAAGGATCTTGAGAATATACTTTTACATCATAAACTCTTTCAGCAATACCATTAACAACAATATCAACAAACTTTGGTATTATAGGTACTGGCTTCCAGTCTAAGTTTAAATAAGATAAATCTCCGTTTATAGATAATTCATTTTTATATTTTTCTATAGGCTGTTCACCTCTAGCGTATAATCTTAAGTTTCTAAAATTATTTCTATTATGAATATATCTATTTGAATAGTTGTCTTTGTCGAACCACTCGCCCTCTATAGCCTTAGCTATTTTGAGCCCGTATTCATAGCTCAATTTTTCTGCATCACTTACGACTTGACTTGGAAATTGCCTCATATTAATTCTTTATTATTCTTGAAACACCGCCCCTGTTGTTATACTTGGAGATGTTTATGTTTAATTTAGGTTTTTCTACATTAGCGTTTGGTCTATATAATTGTCTATTGCAAGCCATTACAGCTAAACCACTACTAATAGTAGCATCAAATTTTGTTCTTTTTGTTATATCAAATCTAGCCCAATCATTTAAAGTTTTATTAAAATATACATTACCATAGTTACCATCTCCTAAATGCCCAACATGTTGCTGTATATACATTTCAATAGCTGCTGCATGAGCTTGTTTTATATCTTCACTTGAATTTGGTATACCACCTATTTCTTTTTCAGTCACAGATAGCTTATTCCAAAGTCTATCAGGCCTGTTCATACTATAACCTCTATAACCCCTACGTCTTAAATGATATAACAATCTAGGTTTGTTATTCTCTGCTAACAACGGCATACCATAAAATACTAACGCCATTAATACATCTTCAAAAAATATCTCTGCTGTTTGAGGTCTAGCTATATATTCTAAAAACATATGATTAGGCGGTACATCTTCCATACTAAACTTTGTTAAACCATGCAAAGCTCCATTAGAACCTCTACCATCTACTGTTCCTGATATATCGTAACTATCACAACCAAACGCACCTACGTGCTCATTACCAGGATATTTTATACCGTTTTTAATTATAATTTTATTTTGCAAATTACTAGGCGGAAACCAACTTACATTAAACCTACCTTTTGGATCTGGATAAAATATAACCTGTGTATCTTTTATACCGCTTACCCATTGAAAATTACCAGTAGAAACACTCGTGCTAGTTCCAATACCATCGTTGTAATCTATCTGTTCGTATATTTTAATTAAATTAAATATACTGTTTCTTGCTTCGTCTCTAAATGCATGTTCTTCAGTTCTTGGAAACTGTCTGTAAAACTCGTTTAAAGCGTCTTGATCATTTTTTAAACCATCAGCTTCGTTTTGCCAATGATCAATTACACCTACATCTATTAGTTCACCATCTGGGGCAAGCACGTCGACGTCAGGAGTATTGAATACTGGAACTCCGTGCTCGTCAATAAATCCTTCGTAGTTCCATTCCATTGGGATAAACAAAGAATATAAACCAGATTTTGTTTGACCATTTCTAT